GCGGCCGAACAAGCGGCCATCCGGGAAGCGGCCGACCGCCGACAGGCCGAACGGGTCGAGGCCGTGAAAAAGGCCAAAGCCCTTCTCCACGCGTTGCTGGACGAACAACAGCGTGCGCAGCTGGAACGGGACCGGTTCTTTGAGTTCGTGTCCCAGACCGGTCGGCGGATGCGGATCAAGCATGGGCATAGCCGCAACGTCGATGAGTTGGGCGAAGACGGACGACGGCTTCGGACCCTGTGTGCCCATCCGTCGCGGATGGACCTGGTCGATGAGGACCACATGGTTGCGCAAGTTCTGGCCTTGAAATACGATGAGGCCAGTTTCATGCGTGTGGCGAACGTCAGTTAAGGAGGGCGTATGGACATCGGGCTGGTGGCCGGGTTCGGACATCCCCTGGGCGTGGAACGGCTAGCCGCGATCCGGCAGCATGGGTTCACCCTGATTCGACAAGATGTGCAAACCGTCATGGGCCGCACGCCCGATGTCCCTGGCGTCATGGGAGAAGACGGACTGTGGGCGGCGGTCGGGGGGCGTTTCCTCTACATCGTGGATCACAAGACCATTCACGAGGTGCCGGATGGCTCCTGGATCGAATACCTAAATGAACCCGAGTACATCCCGCCCCTGGCGTATGCCGGGGATCTGACCGCGCTTCGGCCCGTCATTGACGCCAAGCGATTGGTCCTGTGGGCCGGGGGCATCGGGAACCTGGACCGGGACTCGCTGCAGTGGTTATCGGAAGTAGTAAAGACCGCGCCCTGGGTGCTGGACATTTCGGTGCATCGGTATTGTCCGGACCCAGGGCAGACGCCCAGCAAGGCGCATCGGGGATTCCAGACCCGTGCGGACGAAGTCGCCGCCCTTCGCCAGATCATCGGCGCACGGCCTTTTCTCGTATCCGAGGTGGGGTATCATACCGCGTGGCGGCGGAAGTTTATTTTCTGGAAGACGCGCTTGTCCACCCGTGACCAGGCCACCCGGTTGACTATGGAACTGGACTTCTGGGCCGCGCAGCCGGGGTGCGTGGCCGTCTGTGTCTATCAGGAGAACGACGGACCCGGCGAGCATTCGGCAGATAAGTATGGCCTTCGGACCGAGGCCGGGGCGTGGAAGACCACGACGAACTACAACAGGGGGTGACGGGTGCGCGACGGGCGGCAGACGATTATCGAGGTGTATTGGGACCAGGACGGGTGGCGCTTTCGCACCGTGAACCAGTCACGCCAGCTGGGGGACACGAGCTCGTTGTACGCCAGCAAAACCAAGTGTATGCGGGACGCGAAGTTGTGGCATCCAGGGGTGCCGGTATCCCTGGTACCGAAGGAGAACGTATGAGCATAGGATGGCAATGCCCCCGGTGTGGACGGGTATACGCCCCGTACGTGGCCGAGTGTGAACGATGTAATAGTCAGACGTATCCGGCGACGACGGGAACCGGCACCTACTCGGATCTGTGCCCGAACTGTAATCAGCCGAGGCACCTGCCCGGTCTGACCAGTTGCCCGGTGGGGAGCCATTACGCCACCTACACGTTACCCTTTGGAAGCCACACCACCACATGAAGGCAAAAGTCATTCGGTTGGTTGCGCCCGGCAGCACCGCCCTCTGTTGTGCGTTCCGGGAGCCGTGGATGGGGCCGCACCCCTTGTGCGAGATGGAAACCATCCGGATTGTAGAGGAGTATCACGATGATCTCGCGAAGGGGATTCCTGACCGGGACGCTGGTCGCCGCGGGAGCCGCGGCCGGAACCGCGCTGTTGAAGGCCACGCCTGACGAAATCAAGGCCTTTGGCAAGCCGCTGGTGGGGCCGGTAACCCTCATGCAGCCCGAACCCGTCCGGATTGGTGACGTGGTGCGGCCCATAGGGGAGCCGGGGGAGTTTGTCTACAATCACAAGGGCGATATCATCGGCGTCGTGTCGGAGATGGTCATTGAACGGAAACCGTGGGATGTGACCACCTATGGCTCGGAATACCGAGCGTACCAGTCCGGTCTGTTGGAAGTCCACTACAAGGTGGTCGGCACCGGATTTGCCCAGGTAAAGGTTGGACGATGAAAATTGCCCTTCGTCGCGCCCAGGAAAAGCAAGCCCAGGCGATGGTCCCCCCGCGCAGCGGCCGGTGCAACGCCATCCTGGCCAGTGGGAAGCGGTGTGCGCGGCCCAGTGGTAGCGGGACCACGCACGCGGGACTGGGGCCGTGCCATTTGCACCAGACCGCCAAGAAACCCTATGACCCAGTGCGCCGGTACCGGGACGCCATCGAGGACGGCAGCATTCGCGCCCGGTTGTCGAAGCTGGGTAAGGTAGAGGATGACCTCCTGGATTTGATGCCCGAGGTCCAGATGGTCCGTGCCTTGGTCATCGACTACATCAACCGGTATGACGAGATCACCGGGGCCATCATCGAGTGGAACCGGGATAAGGTCGGCCGTCCGCAAGCCGTGCCCGACATCACCCAGGCCGCGTCCCTGCTCGAAATGGTCACGCGCATGGTCGAGCGCATCCACCGCATCCAGACGACCGGGGCGGTATCCCTGGATACCTTCCGCCGCGTGCTGGAGGAAATGGGCATCGTCGTGGCTCGCCATGTGCGGGACGGCGCGACGTTGGACAAGATCGAAGGCGATTGGGCGAAGATTTCGACCACCGACCGGGGTCAGGTCCAGGCGTTGCCCGAATCCCAGACCAACGCCAAGCACGCGTTGTCTCCGCCATCCGAGCGTGATGTATCTTAGTTGCCGCTTTCCCGTTGACTCAACCGCCGTCTGTCAGGGATAATCCGCGCCGATGAAACAGCCGCGCACCCTCGGGGATGTCTTGTTGCGACGACGGGCAGAGGCTACCTCCGCCTCGTCCCCGTTGATGCCAGCCATCTCGGGTCTTCGGGCCGCACGCGGCGACACCCCCAAGCAACAGCGCATCGCGGCGTGTGAAACCAGCATCGAGGCGTTTTGCAAGACCTATCTCCGTCACCACTTCAATAAGAAGTTTTGCGAGCTCCACCACGACATCTTCACGATTTGCGACGACACGACCCCCGGCAAACGCAAGGCCCGCATCGCGCCCAGAAAGTTCGGCAAGACCACCATCATCAGCTTGGCCAAACCCCTACAGGAACTTGCCTACAAGCGCAAGGAATTCATCCTGATGATTGGGGAGGCGGCAGCGGTCGCGGAATCCAACCTGGCCACCATCATTCAGGAGTTGGATACCAACGAACTCCTCCTCCAGGATTTCCCCCACCTTGCCCCCGCGAAAGACCCCAAAGGCCAGATGATCAAATGGACGGACCGCCAGCTGGTCTTTGTCAGCGGGGCGACCGTCGTGGCCAAGGGCATGGGCAGCCGGATGCGCGGCCTGAAACACCGGCACGCTCGGCCCGACATGGCGATTCTGGACGATCCGGAGTCTCCCGAGACGGCCGACACGTTCCTGAAACGGCGGCGGCACAAGCGGTGGTTCGGCGGCACGTTCCTGGGTCTGGGTGCGTCGGACTGGGATGTGTACGTCATCGGGAACTTACCGAATCACGATTGTCTGATAGCGGACTTGGTCAAGGATCCGGCATGGGATGGCCGGCTGTGGCGAGCGATCAACATCCCCACTCGGAGAGATGAACGATATCCCTTGGGGAATACCCGAGTGGATGGTTCCGCACTCTGGCCCGAGGAGTGGTCGCTCGCCAAACTCGAAGCGTATAGAAAAGAACCAGAGGTCGGATCACTCGGCTTTGCGCGGGAGATGATGAATGACCCGCGTGAAGAAGAAGATAAGTCGTTCGACCCCGGCACGTTCACCTATATCGAGTGGACGCCAGACATGCTGGCCACGTACGGAGCCATTCGGACCTACATCGACCCGGCCGGAGGCGAAAAGCCCGGTGAACTGAAACGGGGCAAACGGGACTGGTGCGTAGTGGTCACGGCTGGTCGGACCCAGAAAGAGGGATTCATCGACATCTTCGATGTAAAGATGAACCGCTTCCTTCCGAACAAGCAGATTCAGGTCATGTTGGACGCCTACGCCGTGTATGGGGCGCAGGAAATCGGCGTCGAGGAAAACATGTTCAAGAATCTGATTGCGCCCACCATCCAAGGCCTTGCGCGGAAACGCGGCCTCTACCCCAAGATTACCACCATCGTCAACACCAGTAACAAGATTAGCCGCATTCTAGGCATGCAGCCGTTGATTGAGAATGGGGTCGTGCGCTTTGCCCGGCACCTAGTGGATAAGGTGCCCGAGTACTTTGGACAATTCGACGAGTTCCCGGCGGACTTTGACGATGGACCTGACGCCACCGAAGGCGTCGTGCGGATGTTGGAATCGGGACGACGTTCCTTCGGTCGGCTATCGGGGCCAACCGCGGCAAAGTCCTACTGGAAGGGAGTGGCCTGATGGCAGTTCGGCGTGTGCGGAAATATCGGACCAGCGCGCAGACCCAAGCCAACTTCTCGGAAATCGGGCAGACCGGCCTGAACGAGATGTCGGGCACGCTACGGGAGGAATTCCTTACCGAGCTACGAGGCAAGAACGGCATCCGTATTTACAAGGAGATGCGCGACAACGATCCGATTGTGGGATCGATCCTGTTCGCGGTCAGCATGTTGATTCGTCAGGCCAGTTGGCGGTTGGTTCCCGCGACCGAGGACGCGGGGGCCGTCGAGGTGGCCGAGTTCGTCAACAGTTGTCGGACAGACATGTCGATGCCGTGGGGCGACCTGATGAGCGAGGTGCTCACCATGTTGCCGTTCGGCTGGGCCTGGATGGAAACAGTCTACAAGAAACGGATGGGACCAACCCAGGACGAGAATTCCAGCCGGTATACGGACGGCAAAATCGGCTGGAAGAAGATGGCCCCCCGGTCACAGGACACGATGAGCAAGTGGATCTTCGATCCCGTGGGCAATGTCGTGGCCATGGAACAGCGGACGCCACAAGGTCAGACGTTGACCATCCCGTACAGCAAATCCCTCCTCTTCCGCACCGAATCGAACAAGAACAGTCCCGAGGGACGCAGCGTCCTTCGCAACGCGTATCGCCCGTGGTACTTCAAGAAGCGCATTGAGGAGATTGAGGGCATCGGTGTGGAGCGCGACCTGGCCGGGTTGCCCGTGATTCAGCCCCCAGAAGGGCTGGACCTGTGGGATCCCAACAACACGGCCGCACCCGCCTACCGGACCGAAGCCGAGACGATGGTCCGCAACATCCGGCGGGACGAACAGGAAGGGGTGCTGTTGCCGTTTGGGTGGACCCTGACATTGTTATCCACCGGGGGCAAGCGGAACTTCGACACCTCGGCCATCATCGACCGCTACAACAACAGTATCGCCATGACCATCCTGGCGGACTTCATTATCCTGGGCCACAACAACCGGTATGGATCGTTCGCGCTCTCGAGCAGCAAGACGCACATGTTCGGTCTGGCGATTGGCGGATGGCTGGATGCAATCCAGGATGTGTTCAACCGCTACGCGATTCCGCGTCTGTTGGCCGTGAACGGGATCGCGCCCGAGATGCAACCGTTCCTGGAACACGGCGACGTGGAGGTACCCGACTTGGTTGAGCTGGGTGACTACCTAGTGAAACTGAAGAACACGGGGATGACCATGTTCCCCAGTGAACCGCTGGAACGGCACCTGTTGTCGTTGGCCAAGATTCCGTTGGAGGGCGTGGAACTGGGACGGGAAGCGCCGCAGCCGGAACCGACCGGTGCCTTTGGTCAGGCACCCGCAGGGGCCAAGCCCAACCGGGGACCGGAAAAACCACCGGAGCGGAAGGAAACGCGGAAAGAAGACGAAGACGACGATGACGATGAGGACGAATAATGTCTGCTGCCTTTGTCCCAGCGTACCCTTCTCGCCCTCGGACACGCACGACCAACGTCCAAGAAGCGGTGACCCTGCAACTGACCCAGATGCGCGAAATGCTCGACGCCGCACGGGACGTGAGGGCCGTGACCATCAGCGTCAAAATGAAGAACGGGACACCGACCGTTCGAGCGGTCGTGGTGCAGATTGATACCGAGATGGCAATAGAGTGAAAAAATCGTTGACACGCCCCCCGTGTAGTGGTAGTTTCTAGACAGGCCATACGCTCGTCCGTCAGAGGGGTGGAGACGGGACGCACACCGAGTATTCGGTTGCGCGTCCCGTTTTTTTGTAGGGGAGTGATGGTGCAAGTCATCAAAACCGACGCCAAACGCCAACAGGTCTTCGGATGGGCCAGTATCGCCATGTCCGCCGACGGAGAAGCCGTCGTGGATTCCTACCAGGACATCATCATTCCAGAAGACTTGGAAGACGCGGCCTATGACTTCGTGCTGAGGTTCCGCGACCTGAACGAACGGCATGAAGGACCAGTGCAGGGCCACCTGATTGAATCGCTGGTTGTGACCCCGGAAAAACTCGAGAAGATGGGCCTGGACAGTTCGGCCCTTCCCGTGGGATGGTGGGTCGGGTTCTGGGTGCCGGATCCGAGTGTGTTCGCCAAGATTGAATCCGGCGAATACACCATGTTCTCTATCGAAGGCCGCGCCGAGCGCGTCCCGGCATAAGGGAAGGTAGGAGGGGCGACATGCCGTATCGGTTGCGCGACCTGACCATATCCAAGGTTGCGCTCGTGCCAAAGGGTGCCAATCCTGGCGCTCACATCGTGTTGTTCAAGCACGATCCCTCGACACCGGGGCCGTCATCCGATCTTACGGTGGCGGGTGCCCCTGCCCCGGCAATCGCTGCCGTATCGGATGCGGCCCCGGTTTCGAGAGAGCTGGTCTCCTTCGCGGGGCCGGGGGCAACGTGGCCCATTACCACATCCCAGGACGTGACGGCTGTCGTTCGGGCGCTGTCCCGTCCGAACAAGCTTTCGCCGGTCGTGCGCGAAAGGATCAAACGTCGAACGATTGCCTTGGCCAAGGCGAAGGGGCCGACGTTCGAGGCGAGGCTACCCCCAGCATGGCGAGTGGCCAAAGTACAGTTCACCGATGTCCAGTCGGATTATGAACTGATGGAAAAGAAGGAAGAAGCGTGGGAGGCCATCTCAGCGTATATGGACTCGTTGAGATTGGCGATGGGCATGACTCTGTTCGCAGGGGACGGCCCGATGTCCGATATCGACAAGTCCATTGGTCAGTTCCGTGACGCGGTGGCCACTGCGCTTGCGGACGTTTCTTGAAGGAGAGAACGACATGAAGGTATCCATCGACCGAGCCAAGCTGAGCCCGGAAGAGACGGCTCGCCTGGACGAGCTCGAAGCTCTGGCCAAGCAGCACGAGCCCGAACCGGAGCCGGAACCGGAACTCCCGGACACGGTGCGGAAGGAGCTCGCGGACCAGAAGGAGGCGATTGCCAAGAAGGACGCCGAGAACGAGGCGCTCCGCCAGGAAATCGCCAAGCGCGACGAGGACATCGCGAAGGCCGCGTTCATCAAGGCCGAAGCGGGGACGATTCCGGCGCTGCCCGGTACGGCCGACGAGAAGGGAGCGGTGCTGTACACGTTGTCGAAGGCTCTGGCCAAGGAGGACTACGACAAGGTGGTCACGTTGCTCAAGGCCGGGGACGCGGCGGTGGCCGCTGCCGTGGCCGCGACAGCCGAGGTCGGGACGACCGTGGCCCTGACGGGCGAGACGCCTCTGGACCAGATCACGGAACTGGCCAAGGCCAAGGTCGAAAAGGGCGAGGCCAAGTCCCTGGCGCTGGCCATTGACCTGGTCACCCGCGAACACCCGGAACTGGCCTCCGCGCATCTGAGCAAGCGCGGCACGGTCGTCGAGTAACCCGTCAGACATCAGAGGAGACAACGACATGGCATTCGAGATTCCCGGCACTCAGTACTCGTTCGTCGCGCACGCGGACCTGCGCACGAAGCGGTACTACTTCGTGAAGATGGACACGGACGCGGAAGTGGACGTGTGCTCGGCCGTGACGGATCAGCCCATCGGCATCCTGCAGAACACCCCGAACGTGGGCGAGATGGCGACCGTCATGGTGAACGGCATCTCCAAGGTCGTCGCCGAAGTCAACCTGGCCAAGAACGACCCGGTCGGCACGCACGACAACGGCAAGGCCGATGTGTACGCCTACGGCACGGACACCACGAAGTACATCGTGGGCCGTGTGCTGCTCGACAACTCGACGGCGGATGGTCTGGCGACCATCATCTTCAACTGCATCGGCGTCGGCCGGGCGACCTAACGGGTAACTGGCCGTGCAACTACGGACGTTACAGCTTCACCTTGTATTTATCCGCCTCATCCGGGGTGGGTGTTCGGCATGGGAAGCGTGGGTCCGTGAGCAGTTGGCCGCGTTGAAACAGACTTCTGAACAGGAGCAGAAAACATGAGCGTTCTCGTCCACAAGGGCCAGCCGTCGCAGAGTGAAGTTCACACCGACGCCATGCTGGACAACATCAGCATCGCATACATCCAGTCGCAGGATGTATTCCTCTTTCCGAAGGTATTCCCCATCATCCCGGTCGGGAAGCAGTCGGACAAGTACTACACGTTCACGAAGAACGATTGGTTCCGCGACGAGGCCCAGAAGCGTGCGGATTCGACGGAGTCCGCAGGCAGCGGGTACGGCCTCTCGTCGGACAGCTACTTCTGCGACGTGTGGGCCTTCCACAAGGACGTGGGTTCGCAGACCCGCGCCAACGCCGACGCGCAGATCGACCTGGCCCGTGGCGCGGTGCAGTTCGTGACCCAGCGCCTGTTGCTCCGGCAGGAACTTCAGTGGGTGAACGACTATTTCTCGGCCTCGTCTGGCTGGGGGACCACGGCCACGCCGTCCAACCTGTGGAGCGACTACACGGCGTCGGACCCGATGGAGGACATCGAGACGGCGAAGGAGACCATCCTGTCCACGACCGGGTTCCTGCCGAACACGCTGGTCCTGGGCTACCAGGTCATGCGGAAACTGAAGAATCACCCGGACTTCCGTGACCGGATCAAGTACACGTCGGCGGAGAATATCACCCCGGCGCTGCTCGGTTCGCTGCTGGAAATCCCGACCGTGCTGGTGGCCAAGTCCATCAAGGCCACCAACCTGGAAGGGGAAACGGCCGGGTACGCGTTCGCGCACGGCAAGCACGCGTGGCTGGGCTACGTGAACCCGACCCCCGGCCTGATGATGCCGTCGGCGGGGTACACCTTCGCCTGGACCGGTGTCAGCAGCACTCCGTCGTCCACCATCGGCATCGACTCGTTCGACATGCGTTCGATCAAGTCCACCCGGTACGAGGGCGAAGTGGCCTTCGACAACAAGGTGGTGTCGGCGGACCTCGGCTATTTCTTCAACGGGGCGGTGGCCTAGACCACGCCCGAATAGGCAACCGGCTCCGGAGCGGCTGGGTGCTCCGGGGCCGTATGCCTCTTCTGATGCACGGCCCCCGGCGCATGAGGCGTCGGGGGATTACCAGGAGAAGCGTTCATGCCGCAGATCATTACCAAAGGCAAAGCAATCGCAGGTCAGTATTCGCTCCTCTCCGGAGTGATGTGGATCTCCGGGACCGGTGCGCCGTCCGATGGCGTCACGGGCGCGGGAGTCGCGGAGAAGGGGTCCATCTACGCTCGGACCAGCAACGGAGCACAGTACTACAACACGGGGACCAAGGCCTCGCCCACCTGGACACTACAGGGAACCGTGGCACCGGGCAGCGTGGGGGCTTCGGAGCTTGACGCGAGCGCCGTCGGCAGCGCCGCCATGGACGCGACCCTGTTGCAGTATGCCGAGGTCAGCATCAGTTCGGCGGACATCGTTTCGACTTCGGCCGGCAAGCTCAGCCATGCGCAGGGCCAGATTCTGGTGGCCGCGCCGGGGGCTGGGAAAGTGATGGAGCTGGTCAGCGCCACGCTCATCTACGACTACGCCGGGGCCGGGTACGGCGGGGGCGGCAACCTGACCATCAACTGGGAAGCTGGCGGGGCGGCGTTGACCGGCCTGGTCAGTGCCGCGAATTCCCTGGGGGCCGGGTCCGACAAAGTCGTGACCTTCTATCCGCTGGCGGTGACCGCGACTCCGATGGTCGTCAACGCGGGATTCAACCTGGTATCCTCGTCGGTGCCGTGGACGCTGGGATCGGCCACAGGCGTGGCTCGCGTGAAGGTCGTGTACCGCGTTCACACCACGGGCCTGTAAGGAGGTCTGAGTGGACATCCTATACCGTGGAGCCGTGGTTCTTGGCAGCCAGACGTTGAGCAAAACGACTACTGCGAATCCGATGGCGGATGTGGGCGTGCTCGCGGTGGATGTGCTTCGGACCAAGTATCTCACGTTCAGCGCCACCGACAATACCTTGTCTGTCCAGATTCTGGGCAGTCAGGATGGTGGACTGACCTACCCCACGACGGTCGAGGCCGCGTTCGATGTCACGACCGGCGCACAGGTGTTGAAGACGAACACCACGTTCTACACACACCTCAAGGTTCAGGTGGCTCCCAAGGTCGGGGGATCACATGGGACGTTGACGGTGCGGTTCAAGGGATCTTCGTACTAACACGGGAGGGGCAGCCATGTTGTGCGTTGTGCAGAAGAAGTTCGATGGGCCGGGTGACCGGCATTACACGGTCGGTGAACTGGTGGATGCGACGGACTGGCGACTTCGCGACAAACTGATTGAGGGCCGCTACATGCGTCCCGCGACGGAACGCGAAGTCGCCTCAGCCGAAGAAGTGGACGTGCCGGACAAGCCGGTGCGGAAACGGAGCAAACGGTGAGCTGGACGTACGACATCCTGTTGGCGACCAACCGGGACAAGGTCCGACTGTTGATCGGGGACACGCTGTCCACCGATCAACAGTTCTCGGACGAGGAACTGGATTGGTTGTTGCTCGAGAATGGGAACGGTCTGTACCGGACGGCGGCAGCGGCGTGTCGGGCGCTTGCGACTCGGTACAGCAGGTATGCGGACAAGTGGGTTGGGGATCTGAAGATTCTGGCCTCCCAGAAGTCCCGCAGTTACCTGGCGATGGCGCAGGAACTGGACAAGAAATCCAGTGCCTCGTCATGGGCCGTTCCCACCGCTGGCGGCGTGTACGTGGACGAGAAGGAAGCGGCGGCGGCAGACACGTCGCTGGTGCAGCCAGAATTCGTGCGCGGGATGATGACGAACACGGAGTCGTAGCATGTTCGAGTCCGAGTTCCTGACGATGATGCCGCATACGGTGACGATTTACCCCAGAACGGGGTACACCACCAATGGGATCCCGTCGCACTCGTCCACGGGCAAGGCATATCGGGCCAGAATCGTCGGAAAGAATCTGTCGTTGCGCCGGTCGTTGACCCAGGAACAGACGGTGGTGTTTGACATCTACCTGAACTCGGGCGGCGACGTGATCGGGATGGAGGACAAAGTCGAGTTGCCGAATGACGGGGCGTGGCTGGACCGGTATCCGATCCTGTTCGCGGTAGCCCGGTCCACGGATGAAGACGGACATCACCATACGAAGTTGCAGTGCGGGTGGATGTACCACCGGCAGGGACAGTAAGATGCCTACTTATCTTGGTGGAGCAGAACTCGAGGCTAGGCGACTGGCCAGCAAGATATCTAGGACTACCCTTTTCAACATCAGTGTCACGGCTGAACTTCAGGGGCTACAGCGTCAGTGGGGCAAATCCTCTCTGGCGGGGACCGCCGGGGGCATTGTTGTCGAGGGAGTTGAAGAAGTAAAAGAGAACGTTGAGGCCCTCAGGGACGGGATCATCTCGCAGTGTGCGATGCAAAGCAAAATCGGGGCGAAGGCCATCAAGGACTTTGCCTATCATATTTGTCCAGAGAAAAGCGGAGCGTTGAAGAGCACGGGTAAGGTTAGTGAGGTGGATGTGACCGAGTCGGCGGTCATGGACGAGATGATCTGGCCCACGGGGGTCGGTCCCGCAAACTTTACCTTTACGCAAAAGCAGCGAATGGTGTATGAAGTCTCATTCGGGGGAGAAGCAGCCAACGGGATCAACGTGGACTATGCGGCCTTTGTGCATGAGGCCGAGGGTATCACTATCCACACAGACGTGAATCCGGACGCCACGGACCACTATCTGTTCAAAGCCTATGAGGAGTACAAAGACTACATTCCACGACGGATTGTGGAGCGTGTGCAAGCTCAGATCATAAGGGCCGGGATGCGTGCGACCGCAGCAAGATCTAGTGTGGCATCAGGCCTAGTGCATGGGGACGACGACGAGGTGCCGTTCTAACATGAGTACTCTTACCGAACTGGGCGCGTATCTCGTGACGAAGAGCATCGGTACCCTGGGTACGACCATGTTCCTGGGACCGCTACCCATGGGGGTGACGGCAGGTGTCGCGGTCCAAATGGTCACCGGAGGGCGTGTTGTCCGAGCGATGGGTCCGGTCTTGGGTGCGCCCGTAGCGGATACTCCCTCGTTCCAGGTAGTGGTGCGGAATCCGGATCACACGGCGGGAGAGACAAAAGTCAAAGCCGTGATTGATGCGCTGGACCATTACTGGGGCACGTTGAGCGGTACAAGTTATCTGTACATGGAGTTAGAGTACGGCCCCATCTATTTGGGATTGGACGAGAACAACCGTCACCGCTGGTCTACTGTGTTTCGGGCAACGAAGAGGCGCTCATGATCGAAGACCTCATCATGAAGCAACTGGCGGCGACACGCGCTTCGGCGGAGGCGCTGATTCAGAGCATCGACATGTTTCAGTCGTTGGTCGCGGACAAACCTGCCCCTGGGAAGGCACCAGCGCCTCCGCCGCCTTCGCCGATGTCCTTGAATGCGGATGAGTGCGATCATCCAAAGGAACACAGGTTGCCGACGCCGACCATGGGCAATCTGCAGCGCCAGATGTGCGGCGTGTGCGGGAAGGAGATCTCCCGTGAGGGCGAGTAACGGATACGAGGCGGACAACGGGGCTGACGCCCCAGCAGGTCACGATAAGGAGGAGGGCTAATGTCCACGTTGGTTATCACAGACGCCAAGATTCTGGTTGGCGGGTACAACCTCAGCGCGTTCCACTCGTCCTGCGAGATGACGTACGAGGTCGAGATTCTGGACGACACGACCTTCGGCACCAGCGGCACCCGGTCGGCCAAGCCGGGGCTGAAGACGTTCTCGTTCACGGGCAACATGTTCTGGGACACCTCGGTGGACGAGATGCTGTTCAACCGCATCGGCGCGACACCCGAGGTCATGAGCATCGCGCCCGTGGGCAACGCCGAGGGTGACCGGTCCTACTGTTTGAAGGGTGTGGGCGCGACGTATTCTCCCGCCAGCGGTGAGGTCGGCGCACTGATGCGGACGAACCTGGACGCACGGGCGTCTGGCACGCCGCTGGTTCGGGGTCAGCTGATGGCGACCGGGGCCAAGGCCGCGACCGGGGCCGGCAGCGGGGGCCAGTACGGAGCCGTAGCCGCTGGGCACACCATCTACAGCGCGTTGCACGTCACGGCCATCTCGGGAACGGCGGTCCCGACCTTCACGGGGATCATCGAGTCGGACGACAACGGATCGTTCACCTCGGCCACGACGCGGCTGACGCACACAGCGATGACCGCGATTGGCGCGAACTGGCAGCAGTCGTTGAGCGTGGCCGGGATCACGGACGACTACTGGCGTGCCAGCTGGACCATCAGCGGCACGGACCCGTCGTTCACGGTGTTCTGGACTTTCGGGATTCTCTAAACTAGGGCTAGGAGGACATTGACATGGCAACGATGGTGTACACCGACGCGTTTGTGAGCATCAACAGCGTCGATCTGAGCGATCACGTGAAGTCCGTCACCCTGACGTACGAGGCGGAAGTGCTGGACGACACCACGATGGGCACGAGCGGCACGCGGTCCGCGAAGGCCGGTCTGAAGAACTGGACCCTCGAGGTGAATTTCCTCCAGGATTACGGGGCGGCCAGCGTCGATGCCACCCTGTTCCCGCTGGTGGGTGCCGCGCCGTTCCCGATCAAGGTGCGGCCCATCAAGACCGACGCCATCAGCGCGACGAACCCCGAGTATCAGGGCAATGCCATCCTGGCGTCGTACCCGCCGCTGACCGGTGAGGTCGGAGCGCTGGGTACGGCCACCGGGTCGTTCAGGGCCGGAGGCGGGTCGTCGTTGACCCGCGACGTGACGCCGTAACGAAAAGCGCCACCGGACGGGGGCTTAGCGCCCCTGTAGGCGCATTTCACGGGGCGGGGGGTATCCCGGTATCCCCCCGGCCCCAAAAACGGCCGTACGGCCACTATAGCGGTCCGCATGGGGTGGGCCGCTATACCCCGTTCCGGCCCGTGGAACCCTACCAAAGGAGGGTGTCGTCATGTTGATTGAGAAAACCCCGTTCACGTTGTTCGAGTCCTTCGAACGAGACAAGAACGGCGTCATCAAGCGCCGTGCTCTTCGTTTCGACCTCAACGCTCTGGCCGACTTCGAACAAGAAGTGGGCATGGGCATTGCCCAGCTGATGCAGACCAAGGCCATCTTCGCGACCACCCGCGCCCTGCTGTGGGCGGGGTTGAAGCACGAAGACCGTGGGCTGACGGTGGACCGCATGGGCGACCTCATCAGCACCTACATCCGCAATGGCGGCGACCTGACCATGGCGTTGCAGGCCGCATTCCAGGCAGCGGTGGAGCAGGGTGCCCTGGGATCTCCGGACCGTGAGGAGACTCCCCAGGGAAACGCGCCCGTCCCGACACCAGCGCCGGGTCCGGTGCCGGTCGAGGGCGGAAATCCCGAAAGTTAAGTATCCGGTGGCGGGAGTGGATCACCGAGAATGAGCCGTACGCATTTGGGCCGCTTCAACTAAAGCCCAAGGAGTTTCGCAAGATGACCCCTGCCGAGTACGCGGCGCTGTACAAGGGGTGGATCTGGCGGATGCGTGCAGCTGAAGACCGGGACTGCGTGTGGTCGTGCATGATCATCAACCACATGGGCACACTAAAGAATCCACTGAACCCGGTTCGTATCCTTGGCCGTCCGCTGACGAGAATGCCGAAGGTGGGTGACGACTCATGATTGGTGGAACTACCGTCGGAACGATCTTTGTCAGGGTTGGCGCGGATGCGTCCGGTCTGGTGACCGGATTCCAGAAGGCCACACGCGAAATCGAACGCTTCGGTTCGCGTGTGTTCTTCATGGGATCTCGTATGACGGCCGGGATCACGATGCCCATTATGGTCGCAGCCGGGGCCGTGGGCAAGTTCGGCGTCGAATTCGACAAGGCCATGACCGAGTCGTTAGCCATCATGGATGGCGTGACGCCGAAGATTCGGAAGGACATGGAGGAGGTAGCCCGGTCCATTTCCGAGTCGTCGAAGTATTCGGCCAAGGAAGCGGCTGAAGGATTCTATCACCTCGCGTCGGCCGGGTATTCCGCGACCGAGGCCATGCAGCTGTTGCCGGTCACCACGCGCTTTGCCCAGGCCGGGGTCATGGACCTGGCCAAAGCGACCGAGTATCTCGCTGGCGCCCAGCAGTCGCTGGGAATGCGGATGGAAGATCCGATTGAAAACGCCAAGGAGATGACGCGGATTTCCGATGTCCTGACGGAAGCCAACAACCGGGCGCTGGGCACCATCGAAGATTTCGCCCAAGCCATCACGAACAAAGCCGGCGCGCAGTTGCGTATCTACAACAAGACCGTGGAGGAGGGCACGGCCGCGTTGATGGCGCTCGCATCCCAGAACGTGAAGGGCCGGTTGGCCGGGCAGCAACTGTACATGGTCATGCGCGACTTGGCCCGATTCTCATTGGCCAATGCGGATGCCTGGAAGAAGTACGGTATCTCGGTCTACGACGCCGTGGGCAACATGCGGAACCTTGGCGACATCATTACTGATGTTGACAAGGCCATGAACAAGATGTCAGTCGTGGAACAGACCAAGATGTGGAAGGCCTTGGGGTTCACCGACCGCACCCGTGCCGCGATTCAGTACTTCCGTGGCATGGGCCAGGAGATGCACAATTATGAGAATGCCCTGAACAACGCGGCGGGGGCCACCGAACGCGTAGCCAACAACCAGATGAAGGCATTTGCGAACCAGATGCAAGTCGTCTGGAACAAGATCAAGAATGTCGCTATCGAATTGTTCAATGCTTTTGCCCCGACGCTCCTGAATATCGTCATCCCCGCTGTCGAACGGTTGATTGAGCGGTTTGCGAAGTTCGCCAAATGGGTCTCGACGTGGTCAGACCAGACCAAGGTATTGACGTTGATATTCCTTGGACTGGCCGCAGCCATGGGGCCAATCATCACCGTCATGGGGTCTCAGATTCTGTTCCTGAGCGCTATAGTCGGTGGGTTCACCGCCCTGGGCACATCCATCCGCTTTATCACGGGATTGGTGGTCACCGCGACCAAGGCCTGGAACGACTATGCCAAGGCCCAGGGCGCGGTCACATTGGCCCAATCATTCGCGTGGGCCTCGGGTGCGGTGCCGGGTGCGGCCACATCCAAAGCGGTATCCACGACAGGGGCGAAAGTCGCAACGGGGGCCGCAGCCGCCGCCGCCCTAGGGCCGGGCGCACGGCAGACCATTAGCGCGGGACTGTTGGCCTATCGTCAGGAGGAATTGGCCGCACGTCAAGCCGCTGCCGCGATTGCGGGATTGTCCGCCGCGCAGATCGCGTCGATGAAGATGATGGCCACGAACGCGCCCGAGGTCACCCGGAAGATGGGTGAACTGACCAGGGCCGCGGTTGCGTCATCTGCCGCCACCACGAATGCCGTAGCGAGTGGAGCAAAGAACGTCGGCGTCCTGAACAGCATCGTAACCCACTCCCTAAACCTACTGGGCAAAGTTCCCATGGGGATCGGGTTGTTTGTCCGGGGCATTCTGGGACCGTTTGCGGCGATTGCGACGGGTGTTCGCTTGTTCTCGGACAGCTGGTCCGAGGCGTTCATGGTGATCTGGAACGTCACCATGAAGATTCCGAATCAGGTCATTGGCATCCTACGTTCTCTCCAGAAGCAGATGGAGCCGGTCATCGACCTGCTGTTCGGAGATGACACGGTCTCCGATATGAAGCGTGCGGTCGGGACATGGGACGAATGGAAGACGGCCGCGTCAGACCTGGGCACGGTATCGTGGAACTGGATCAACGACCTCATCAAGCAGTTCAACAAGTTGGCGGAGGAGGAACGGAACGCCTACTACTACATCCCGCTGATTTCCGACGCGTTGAAAGCGTTAAGTAAACTGACGTTCGGGACCGACCTCAAGAATGAAATCAAGAATGCGTTGTTCCCCGGCGTCGGGTTCATGCAAGCGGCGTGGGAACTGATAAAGCATCAGACCGGGGCCAAATCCGTTCCGGACCTTCTGAGCCTGATGACCTATAGTGGCGAGGAAGGTCAGGCCCGTGTGGACGAGTCCGAACGTGCCGCCCGTGCCGCGTTTGAGAAGCAGATGGGCGAACTGTACGGCGCCAGTAGCGGGATGCCGTATGTCGGATTCCCTGGAACTAACTTACCCGGTCGTCCCTACACGCCCAGTGCTTCAGTAATCAGTGGGCCAGCCCCTGAGCGGATGTTCACGCCGGGATACCTTGGACCCGCGTACGAAGCGATGGGTGGAACCGGGGGGATGACGGGTCAGATATCCGGTTTGCCGCAGATGTTGTCCGGATTCGAGAAGGTAGGAAAGCTCCCCGAGTTCATGAAGGAGGTTCAGAAGGTATGGTACCGGTTGGCCAAAGCTCCTCCAGAAGAGCGGCAAAAGGCCACGATGGAAGTCATCGAGCGATATCAGGCCCAGATGAAGGAGGGGGCGTTCCCCGAGGGGCTGCAGAAACCCACCCGTCCCGAACCGGTGGACCGGAATCTTTCTTCCCAGAGAGACTACTTCTCCCGATACACCGAGGGTCAGTCCAACGATTTGAAGAACATGGCCGCTGCCGCGACGAATGCGGCCATCATGTTCTTTGACGCGTTCCCCGATGCGACGGAAATCCCCCTGCAATGGTCCGAGCGGATGTGGGAGGACTACAAGAAATTCAAGGATGAACTATCTCCGGGAGAGATCACGGGCAACATCAAAGTCCTAGACGACCTGACGGCCGTGTTTTGGAAACAAGAAGTTGCGGCCAAAGAAATGGCCGCAGCCCTACCGCACGGGTGGTGGGGAACGATGGCCGAGGACATCACGGGGGTCGATAAGAAAGTCAATGCCCTGGTCGCGTCCTTTGATGAATTGGGGCTGAATAGCCTAGCTCAGGTGCAGGCGCTCAACCCCGAATTCTTCCAGGATAACGCGGAAGCGATTTCCGAGCTTGCCGTCAAATGGCAGGATTACCCGGCCGCGTTCAAGGCCATGTATCCGGAAGTCGATGCTCTGATTGAACGGTTCTACGCCCTGAACAAATCGGGGGCTATTGTCTCCAACAAGATGAAAGAATACACGGACAGCTTGAGCACGGAAATTGCCCAGATGTCCGATGATGCGACCGCGAAACTTGCCGATTTGCAACAGCAACTGGAGACCCAGCTCGGGGGTCAGTTCAGCGGTAAGGAAATGCGGTTCTTGAAGGAGACGTGGAGTAAGCAACTGGAGGACATCGACAAGAAATACTGGCAGACAATGCGGAAGATTGCGGCCACGCCCATTGGCCCGACACGAGAAGCCCAGATCCAAGAATGGCTCTTCATCTTGAACGGGTGGCGGGACACGATGTTGAAGGTCGTGGAGACCAATATCAAAGTGTTCCGTGGCAACTGGGCCGAGGCCATGGGGTTCACACCGCGCCAGGTCCGCCGCATCGTCCAGATGGAGATCAAGATTGTCCCGAACATCCAGGGGGCCGTGAAGCTCAGCCCAGGAATCGAAGGGAACAAGATGCCGGATCTGTCCGGTATCTTTGGCAAGGTGTCACCGGGGATTGAGGGCGACAAGAACTTCTGGGAAGGGTACACCATCAAGGAGGAGGAGTTCGAGAAGCTCCAGAAGTTCGCCAACGAATGGAAGAAGATTACCGAGGCCATCAATGAGGCCTTGACGTTGATGTCTCGGCTCGGCGACCTGCTTCGCAATCTGGGGTTAGAGGTCGCGGCAGACATTATCTCCGCTGCCGTCACTGCTGCACAAGAGATGTGGCAGATGATGACGGAGTTTGCAAAGGCCCTCAAAACCCATGACTATGTCGGTATGATTTCTGCAGGCATTGGGGCTGCGGGCGCGTTTGCCAAAGCGTTACAAGCCCCCACCCGTGGACAGCGGGCAGCTGGTGGAGCCGCCAGTGGAGCCATGGCCGGGGCCGCGATTGGGACCATGATCATGCCGGGTATCGGCACAGCGATTGGCGCAGGCATCGGCGGATTCGCCGGATTCATTGCAGGAATAGCAAAGAAGGATCCGGGGTGGAAGCAGATCATGGGCCGGGTCGGGAACGACTACGGTATGGCGTTCAAGGCCGGGTTCGAAGGCATTAGTGAGGATTTGGCCAAGGCGATTGAGGCCGATGCCAAGAAGTTGTTCGGCGGGGATTGGCAAGCGGCTGAAATCTTCAACATGAGTAAGATCATGGAGGAGACCGGGGGCGTCGATACGACGAACCTGGATGCCTGGACCGATAAACTCAACGATGTCTTCGTGATGTTGAAGACCGGAAAGTTCACCGTTGAACAAGCGGGTCAGGCTTTCGATAGCGCATTTGCCCAGATTTCTCAAGCCGTGATTGATTCCGAACGGATCGCCTCTCCCGCGTTCCTACTGATGATTCAACGGGCGCGGGAATTCGGAATCGAGTCCAAGGCATTGGCCGACTTCATTTCGGGGCAGTTCACACGGGCCATGACCGCGTGGGCCGCGCTGGTGTCCCCGTTAGCCAAGTGGTCAACGGAAGCCGCCACCGCCCGTCAGGAGTTGACGGATTTCAATGCGGAGATGGAGAAGTCCGGAAAGTACGATCCGAAGACGGGCAAATATAAAGACCTTGGTGTTGAGGACCAGAAGACGCTAGACGAGATCAACAAGAAGTTGAAGGGCGTCAAATTCACGGTCGCGGACGTGACCAAGGAGTTCGAGGCGTTTAACGCGGAAATGGAGAAGTCGGGTAAGTACGATCCCAAAACGGGTACGTACACCGGCCTCGGTGTTGGGGACCAGAAGCGACTGGATGAGCTGAACGCCAAGATGAAGGAGGCCAAGGAGAGTACGGCCGATGCGTCGAAGGAGGCCGAGCGGTTGGGCCGACTGCTGATGGCGGCATTCAACGGGGCGGTGAAGTCCGGTATGGACTTCTTCGCAGTCATGGACGCGATGGGACCGAACCTGGACACGCTGATTCAACTGTACAAGGATCTGGGCATCACGTCAGACAACGCGGCCCTAAACTCGTTGATGCACTATCGAGAGCTGTACAACAAGAACAAGGAACTGGTTGACGGGGTGCGTGCGTTAAACGAGATGACGCTGGCGTTGTCGAACCTGGGCGCGTTGAGCGCGGAATCCTTGGCCGATTTGGAGGCCCAGGGATTGGCGATGTATGACCAGATGATCGAGGCCGGGTTCACGGAGCAAGAAACGCTGATGGCGATGCTGCCGTGGCTCCGGAACGTGTTTGACGCACATGTAAAGCTGGGCATCCCGATTGACGAGAACACACAGAAGTTGATTGACCAGGCGAACAAGTTGGGATTATTGGAGGACAACGACCCGACGAGTATCCTGAAACAAGGATTTAAGGATCTGATTCAGGCCGTCAAGGATTTGACGGACGCGTTACTGGGCATTCCGAAGCGCGTGGATTCGGATGTCAACGTCAACTATCACTACAACGATCCTGGTCGGCCGGGTGGTCCGGATGGCGGTGGCAAGGATGGAGAACCGGATCCGAATCCTCAAGCGTTCGGGGGCAGCTATTGGGTGACGCAGCCAACGATGTTCGTGGCCGGAGAAGCTGGTCCCGAGTACGCGATGTTCAGCGGGGCGAATCAGTCCTTTTCCGCGGCCGATATTCCGGGAGGGCGCGGCGGCGGGACGGTCGTGATCAACATCGACCGGCGGAAACTGGCCGAACTCCTGGTGCCGGAGATTCCTGGCATCGTGCGTGAGTACGGGTTGGGACGATGAGTATAGAAATCACCATCAACGGCACGCCGCGAGGGATGCAGACGCTCTCGATTTCTTCTGCCCAGAATAACCGGGACCGCTGTACGTTCAAGTACATGTTGCCGGTCGGCACCACCGGTCCCGCCATTGATGACGAGATCATCGTGACCGAAGACCAGGGCGGGGGGCCGATCCGGATCTTCGGCGGCACGGTCAAGGAACCGACGATTTCGGGATTGGCGCAGACGCCGACCGATGAAATCGAGTACAACGTCAACGCCCTGGACTTCAACGAACTGGGGGACCGGCAGATCGTCACGCTGACCATTCCGGCCGGGACCACGTTGAAGGCCGCAGCCACGATGCTGTTGCCCTACATGGACGGGGTGACGCTGAACATGTCGGTGAACGGACCGGCGCTACCCCAGCTCACCTATGAGGTGTTGAGCGTCACCAAGGTGCTCGATGACCTGTGCGCGAACACGGGCTGGTTGCGGAACATCGACTATTACAAGGTGCTGTCGTTCTGGGAACCGGGCACCTGGGACGCGCCGTGGGACATTCAGAACGAGGACGGGAACACGGTCGGGGATGTGTCCGTCAAGGAATCCCGCACCGACTACGCGAATCAGGTGATTGTCCGGTTCTCGGAAGCGGCCCGGTACGCGTACATCTTCCTAGGTCCGCCACGGTCGCACCCCGATCCCGCGAACGCGAACTTCCGTCCCGGTGAAGAAGTTACCCTGGGCAGCCACACGTACACCTTCGTAGCGGGTGGCCCGTATGAAAGTTACCAGATTCAGCTGGGTGCGACTGGCCAGGAAAGTCACAACATCCTGATGGCGGCGGTCGTGGACGGTGGGGCCAGTCATGCCGGGGTCATGGACGACGGCATCCAGGCCAGCACCCAGATGTTCGCGTACAACATGGGCCGGTCGGAGTTGATGACGTGCTTTCGCGCCCTGGAACCGGGCGATGCCGGGAACAGCATTGCCTGTACCACGAACGCGGTGGAGATGTACTTCTACGGAGAGGGAGGCGTCGATCACGATACCTTCCACTTGGGGTCCGATGAAGCGCTCACGAACTCGGTCGTGGTCAACGACACCGCGCAACAGGCGCTGTACGGGGTCTATTCCAGGGTGGTGGATTCGCCCTCCATCTTTTCCCCCGTGGATGCCACGGCCCTGGGGACACAGGTCTTGAGTATCTCCATGGTCGTGGAGCGAGAAATCACCTACGACACGTACCGGTCGGGGCTGTTTGTCGGGATGTCGCAATGGATTGAAGTATTTGACCGCAACATCGACGAGTCTTGCCTCATCACGGCAATCAACTACAACCTGAATCCAAGCGAGTACGAACGGCGCACGGTGACGGCCATCTCGGGCACCCGGTATGACGGGAGCAAATGGCGGGACTTGTACAAGGCGTGGTTGGGCAGCAGTGGAAGTGGGACCAGTATGACGTTCAATCCTGGTGCCACCAGCGGCAATACCGTGGTCCAGGGACCGGTCATTGCGTATCTGGGCGGGTCACGGTTCCACGCAGTTCAGATTCCGTAGGAGTAGGGCATGTCGTCACAACCCGGAACCACCTACGGCACGCAGTTCGAGTTCGAAGAAACAGGCCAACGGTTCTATGCCGGGACCGGGGATCCGAACGGGGTCCAGGTCGGGTCGGTCGGGGACTTCTACTTTCGCGCCGACTGTTCGATGACGGTGCCGCCGCTGTACGCGAAGCTGACCGGCACGGCGTCGAACACCGGCTGGGTACCGATTGCCACCGGCTACGGCAGCACGGTGTCTGCCCATGTCATCACGCCGCTGACCGGCGAACTGACGATTGAGGGGCAGTCGGGCGCGGGATTGAGTACGGGGGCGCTTCAGATTGTCGGGAATCAGCCCGTGATCGTGGTGGCGCATTTGATTCAGCCCAGTACGGGGGAACTGACCATCGAAGGTCAGAAGATTCCGACCGTGTTCCCGAAGACCGGAGAGCTGACCATCGAGGGAAATCAGCCGATTGTGACGGTGACCTGACATGGCGTGGAGTTGGACGGACGTAGCCAATTTCGTCGAGATAGAGCTTCGGGATACCGATACCGAAACCGGGAAGGTGTTCGTGACAGCCGATGCCTGGTCACGGGATGCGGGGGTCACGATGCGCGTACGCCTGCAGAACGTGACCGACAACACGACCGCCGGAGAAAGTGCCGACGTGACCTCAACGGTTCCGGCCGATGCCTCGTTCCAGGCAACGTTGGCCACGGGACCAGAACGGTACCGGCTTCAGGTGGGGAGCGAAACCAGCGGGGTACGAGTATTTGCAATCGGGATGGTAACCAGCTCATAGGAGTCTTCGATGGGACTCGTCTTTATCGACAGTTTTGACCACGCGACCACACCGGATCAACTGGCTACGAAGTACCTAGGCCAGTACGTCAACAGTTACTCCCCGACAGCGGGGCGACGTGGCGGGGGCTGTATGTCGGGGTGGTACGGATCGATTAACTGTCCGATGAGTGGGGATGATACGGTCGTCGTAGGGTGTGCGAGAGAACATGACGGAGTAGGAGACGGAGCCGCATTTATCAATACGTATGACTCTGAGAGTAGGCGTCATGTGTATATTGCAGAGACTTCATTGGGGTCGTTGAGTGCGGTGGTAGATAACGGGTACAGTCCACACACCGTACTGGGCCGTACCCGGAATGGAGTAATCCAGAATGGGTCGTGGTATTACTACGAAGCCAAGATTAGAGTACACGGATCTGACGGGTACGTGATCTTACGTGTAAACGAGGTTACAGAACTAACGGTGACGAGCCAGAATACCCTACCGGCTGGGGCAAACGCGGAGATTTGGTTCGTGCAGTTACACGACGGATCGTACATGAACGGGGGTAAACTGGATGATGTCTACATTCTTGACTCGTCCGGTACGCTGAACGATTTTCTTGGCGACGTGCGCGTGGAGGCGCACTTTCCAAAAGCGAATGGCAATTCGTCGGGATGGACGCCTTCGACGGGCGCGAACTGGGAGACCACAGACGAACACGCGCCGAATACCACGGACTACAACTCCACCACTACCCTGAATGCCCTTGATACCCTTGACGTGGAGGATTTGAAGAACACGGGCGGAAATATCAAGGGCGTCCAGATGCTGGTCTACCACAAGAAGAATGACGCTGGCGGATGCCTGATGGCCCCGGTGGTGCGGGTCGGAGGCGTGGATTACGTGGGGGCAGACTTTGCCCCGTCCGATAGCTCGTGGCGGTACGAGCGCCGGGTGCATGAGAAGGATCCGGCGGGGAGCGCATGGTCCGAGTCGAGCTTTAACGCGGCCGAGTTCGGCTACAAGAAGACGGGGTGACACGATGGCTCTGTGGCGTGTATGTAGCAGTGAAAATCTTGCCACGGCGGATCTCTCGGCACGGTGGCCCAGTGGAACAAGCCAAGCGTCAATAACGTCGGGAGTGGTCGGAAACGCCATCCTTCTTTCAGGAGCCAGTGGCGGATATCTGTGGTACCAGCACCCTACGGGGCATACCTCGGTGTGGTGTGCGTTCGATATGAAGTACACGGGGGCGTACAGCGACGGGTATACGTGGCTCCAGTTTGGGGACACCTCCTACAAAAAGGTGCATTTACAGATACATAGTTCCCATTACATGAAGGCGTGGCGTGGCCCGAATAGCGAGTCATGTACGAACAACTACTGTAACGGCACCGAGCTTGGTACTGGCACGTTCTATATCTCTTACGATACGTGGTATCACTTTCAAGTTGAAGTGACCGTAGATGGATCGGCCGGTATCGTCAAGACGTGGATCAACGGTGTGGCGGACCTGAATCTGACCAGTCAAAACACACAGCCCACGGGCGGGGTCGCCACCGTGACCCGGATCAACTTCTGGGGCGGGGTCGGTACCTACGACAACTTTGTGTATGGGGACGCTTCCGGAAGCGTCAACATCCATCCCCCCGGCGTAGCCCGAGTGGATGCCCATGTGCCGGTCAGCCCGAATGGGTCTGATAGCGAGTGGACACGCTCCACGGGCAGTGATAACTGGGTGCTGGTGGACGACGCGGCGGCATCCACAGGCACGGGCGACTATATCGAATCCTCCGCCGTAGGGGACCAGACCAGTTTCCATGTGGAAGCCTTGAAGGTAGCAGGTGGGGTGATGTACGGCGCACAGGTGACGGCGTATTTGTCCAAAGTCAATGCGGGGCCGGGACTGGTCAAACCGTATGTGCTGCGTGGTGGAACTCGATATTACGGCCCAGAGTGGGCACCCTCCTTTGGATCGTGGCAGTTCTTCCAGTATGTGTGGGATCAGGATCCTGCGGCGGGGCCGGGTGCGTGGACCGAAACCAATTTCAATAATAGCGAGTTTGGGTTGGAACGCACCGCGTAGGAGAACAGCGATGGCCCTGTTGTGGATGGACGGGTACGACCACTATGACAGTATTACCTATAAGTATTGGTCATGGTCGGGCGGTACCGTTGTGTGGAGCGGTGACCACCGAACTGGTACTCGATGCTGCAATAACGGGTACGGGTTACTCCAATTAAAGACGGTAACGACAGCACGCATGACCTGTGGATTTGCGTGGAGAAACTCAAGTCTTGGTGGTGGATGTGGGTTTTACGGTAGTGACGGTACGACACAACTCATGGTGCATGTGAATGACTCTGGGGGATTCAACGTCTACCGTGGAGGAAGTGCTACAGCGTGGCAATCGCCATTGACGACGACTGGAGCTACGCTTCTCGGTTCAACCGCCGCTGGTATTGTTAATGCAAATACGTGGTATTACATCGAGGTTCAAGCACACATTCGCAACGCCACAGGAAGTGTGCTTATCCACGTTAATGGGGTCAATGTTCCGACTACACCGGATTTGTCTACGGGCAGCATTGACACCTGTTACACGCAGGAAAATTGTTTCGGGTTCGCAGTAGCGGCGTTAGCTAATGGTATTACTGACGACGTATACGTGCTTGATAATTCTGGCAGTGTCAACACGACCTTCTTAGGGGACACCCGCATTGATGCCCATTATCCTGTTACCCCTAACGGCACAGATACGGGATTTTCTCGATCCACTGGGTCTGATGATTGGGCTATCCTCGACGAAACACCCGCTAATACAACGGACTACATCTATGCGGATGCGGTGGGAGAAAAAACATCTGTTCATGTGACCCCACTCATTAACACGGGCGGGACAATTTCCGGTGTGCAGGTCAGTGCCTTTGCGACGAAGAACGACGCTGGCCCGTGTGGTTTCAAGATTTATCTGCTGTCAAATAGCACCCGTTATTACAGTGAGGAGTTTTTCCCGTCGTACGGATCATGGAAGCTGTTTACATGGCGGTGGGAACAGCATCCGTACCCCTCTGACGAAGCGTGGACCGAAGCGGATTACAACGCCTGTGAGTTTGGCGTTGAGCGGACGACGTAGGAGTACATCATGGCGCTACTACTGATGGATGGGTTTGAGCATACAGGCTCCTATGGGGCGCGTAAATGGGTTGCCTCTTCTTCAGTGTCAACGACGCAGGCGCATACGGGTTCGTACTCCTCAACCTCCGCGTTTGCTGTCTTGCCCAATATTAGTGGCTCAACGTGCATTGTCGGAGCGTGGGTATATGGCAACGGATTTCGTATACGGGTAATGGACGGTTATTCAGACCTGAATAGCACCACACAATGCAGCGTGTGTGTGCAGGCAGACGGAAGAGTTACCTTCAATAACGGCAATGCCGGAACGATACTCGGTAGTAGTGTTGCTGGACTAGCGACCGCAAATGTTTGGCACTTTGTTGAGTTTAAGGTGGTCATTCATGCCTCTGCGGGGACTGTCACGGTCAACTTTAACGGAAATGCGATCATCACAGAAACAGGTAAGAATACGGCGTATGTGGGGGGTACAGAGTGGACCGGCATTATTCTTCAGGCCGGAAGTTACTATGACGACGTTTGGATTTGTGATGGGTCTGGGTCATACAACAACGACTTTCTTGGTCCCTGTCGTGTAGAAACATTATTGCCCTCGACAGGTAACGGATCGAATACCGACTTTACGTGTTCTACCAGCACAGACCACGGAGAAATGGTCAACGATGCCACGGCTCCAAACGACAATACCGATTATGTGTACAGCAGCACGCTGAATCATGTAGACACATGGAACTACCCATCAATGACGTACTCAGGCACCATCAAAGCGGTGCAGTTGTGTTTGGGCGTCAGTAAGGATGAAACGGGAGCCAGAGCGATTGCAGCCGTGGCGCGTCCTGCCAGTACGAACCGTGTTCACGCGACCAATCGGTACCTCGGAGTTGGGTATGAGTATCATCGGGTGGTCTACGAAGTAAATCCCGAAGATAGTGCGGCATGGGAAGTGGCTGATGTAAACGGGGCCGAGTTTGGAGTAAAGGTCACGGTGTAAGGCGTGGCGACCCGGTTTTATCTACATAATTCCGCTGCTCCCTATTCCCCCGCCTCGTTCAAGGGAGCGTGGAATGCTACCGGGTCTGCGGTCACAAAAGCTCTCGACGCATCTAACAGTCCTTCCACAACACAAACTTCCGTAGGTGCCGCAGAAACAAGCACGGATACTGAGTACGATGTTCTGCTCTTTCGTGGTGTCTCGGGCAAACTCAAAGCGGGGACCATTGGGACAGGTACGGTTGATGTTCTAATTCCTGTCTCGGAAAATAACGTTGCCGCGAACTTCAACTGGCATGTTCACATCTACGTTACCCAAGGAGACTCTGATTCAGTTCGTGGGACGCTACTGGCGGATTACCGAGAGTCTGCTGGTACAAATGAATGGACGGATGGTGGTGACGCGAACCGATATGGTACTGCGCTCAATACCAGCCAATCGCTCTCCTCGGTTGTCGTTTCGGATAATGATCGTATTGTTGTCGAACTCGGATACACGGCACGGAATAGTGTAGCGACGAGCTATGCCGGGTATCTGACGTACGGGGGGGCTTCGTATGCTCCCGAGCTTGTTGTTACAGGGCGACACGACCTTTACGGTAAAGGATGGGTCGAGTTTTCAGAAACGATCTCCACCAAGGAGCAGGCAAGGGCCACACAAGCCGCTATTGAGGTGTTGGTCGATACGGGGGCCACCTCACAAGCCCGTGTCACACAGGCTCCTGTTGAGGTGCTGGTCGATACCGGAGCTACCTCACAGGCACGGGTGACACAGGCTCCAGTTGAAGTTCTCGTTCTTTCCCCGCCCACCGTTCGGTTTTATCTCGCCAACGTAGCGGCACCTTTCACCCCTACCAACTATCGAGGCGCATGGGACGCCACAGCGTCGTCCGTCACGAAAGCCCTCTACGGGTGGCCCAAGGGTACGACCCAAACCAGCGTTGGCATTGCAGAAACATCCACGACAAATAACTGGGATGTGCTACTTGGCCGGTTTGTGTCCTCGCCTGTTGACGCACAGACCATTTCGGGGACCATTTCTGGTTATCTCGTCTGTCTGGAAAATAACGGCGCGGCGAATGACATGCTGCATTTGCATGTCTACGTCACAGCGGGAGACACAGACACAGTACGTGGCACGCTGCTGACGGACTACATCGGCACCGAGTTCCACACGACGCGGCGCGGTCTATTCATTCCTAAGCAAACGCTGACGCCTGTTACAGCGTCTGCCGGGGATCGCATTGTTGTTGAAATCGGGTATCAGGCTCAGAACACCAGTGCGACCAGCTATACCGGCACCATCGTCTACGGAGCAGACTCCGATGTGGTGGACGTGTACGACGCCACGACCACCTTTGCGTCGGATGCCGCGTCGTACTCGCCGTGGCTGGAGTTCGATAATCTTGTTTTAACCAGTGCTAGTGAACTTCGGGTCAGTCAGATTGTTTCGGAAGTTTCTAATAGTAGTCCGGCCACAGATGTTCAACTTCTGGTCAGCCAGCTAGTAGCAGAGGCGTCCAACGCTTCTCCCAGTGCGGGAGTACGCGCATCACAGTTCGTCATTGAGGCGGTTGAGAATCTTACCTCTCCAGCAATTCGGGCCAGTCAGGTTGTGGTGGAAGTCCCCACCACGCCTCAATCGGAGTGGGTGTACACCCCCAGTACCGGTTCCCTGACCATTGAGGGCAACCAGCCCACGATTGTTGTTGAAGAACTCGTAACTGGCGTCACCGTCCAACCGCTTACCGGGGCGCTTGTTATCGAGGGCCAGCAGGCCATCGTCACGGTCGGCCCGTGTATTGTTCCAGAAACCGGCGCACTGGTCATCGAGGGACAACAGCCGGATGTTCGCGTCAACCACCTCATTCTGCCCCAGACAGGTGCCCTGGTCATCGAGGGGCAACAAGCCATCGCCAATCTATATCCGGTTGGCTGGCTGGTGTCGCAGGTCGTTATCGAGGCCGCGTCCAAGTCCACGGCGTCGTCTACGGGGTACATCACCCAGGTCGTTTCCGAAGCACTGAGCGAAGCCGTTCCACCCAGCGCGCAAGCCGGACAGATCGTCGTCGAAGAAGTTAGTCAATTTCCGACCATCTACGCCCAGGTATCGCAGGTGGTCATTGAGGTGCTTTGCGCAGGATTCATCTGGGTGGACATTCCGGACTTCGTGCGCGTGCGTCTGAGCTCCATTGACTTCCCAGGCGGTAGCGGCATCGTGCGTGCCTGGTGTTGGGCGCGGAACGCCACGACGACCATGTACCTACGCCTCTGGGACATCACGAATAGCCGGGTGGCCGGGGAGAGTCCCGAGGTACGACAGGGATCTCCAACCGAAGTGAACTTCGATGTGTCCATTGCGTCAGGCACCGCCATCTACAAGTTACAGATGACCGCTAATGAATCCAAGGTGGACCTGTTTGCGCTTGGAACATTGCGCAAGGGCGGGTCCGCTGGTGGGACCGAGTATCCGCCGGTCACACCGCCTCCTCCGCCGACTGAACCCCCCGTGGTCGAACGGCAGCACCCGTCGTGGTGGTTGGAGTACGATGCCTCGTTAACCGGCCCGTATAGTGAAGGGTGCCATCATCTGGAGGGGTACGGGACGGTATACTATTACTGGTGGGTGGGCATTACTACGATTGTCAACGGGCGTGAAGGCCCCATGAAGTTTGCCGGGGACTGGGGCTGGCACTATCCCGATGACCCCAGAAATATCGCGGGGTTCGTCAGCTGGGAAGCGGAACCAGGAGCCACGGCGTACCGTGTCTACATGTTCAACTGCACCAGTCACGCGAACGGGCAGCTATTCGATCCGCACACCAACTATCAGAACCTGGGCGTGGCCTACTGGGGAGAAACCTCTCCGAACATGTATCCGGCGGTGAGCATCCATTTTAAAGAAGTTCCGGCGTCCCCAGAAAACTACAGCGGCATCTGGGGCATTGCCGGGGCCACGCACCAGTGCATTTTCTATTCGGAAACGGACGGAATAGAGTGGAAGGAATGGGCATAGGAATTCAGCTATTGACTCTACCCATAAGCTGTGGCACGGTATGTGCGATAGTTTGACAGCGGATGATAGCGTATGACAAGCATCGCGGATCTGGAACGAGACACCTACGACGCCATGTGGGAGTTGCCCCAGTATCAGGGCGAACCGTCCCCCGGCGCGCAGTTCGCTCCGCTGTTTTCGACCATTGCGTTGCCCCGGTCTACGGTCCTGGACGCGGGATGCGGCAATGGGAAGGGCGCGTTGACCCTGGCCTCACAAGGATTCTCGGTCTACACCTGTGACATCTCCTCAGCCGGGTTGCCGCCCATCTGGCCGCTGCCGTTTTTTCAAGCGGCCGTGTGGGATGACCTGACGGGGTGGAATGACGGTACCTATGACTGGGTCTATTGCTGCAACGTGTTGGAACACCTGCCCCCGCAGTTCACGATGCTGGCCGTGTCCCAGATGCTTCGCATCGCCACGCACGGCGTATTCCTGACCGTATCGACGCAGCCCGATGGATTGGGCATCTGGATTGGGAAGTCACTTCGTCCTACGGTGCAGGGGTTTACGTGGTGGCGGGATTCGCTTCGGGAATTAAGCATTGTGTTCGAGGCGCGTGACCTGGTCGGGGCGGCGGTGTTCGTGTTGGAAGGGAGGGCGACATGAGCGATACGCCCTTCCAGGTATTCGAAGGGTTGACGTTGGAAGCATCCCTGAATGTCGAGGATGCTCAGATTGCCGAGAACGTCCGCTACGCCATCCGCCAACAGCATCCCCAGGCCTGGCCCCATCCTCCACAAGCGGACCGCGTGTGTCTGGTCGGGGGAGGCCCGTCGCTGGACGATACGTTACCAGAGCTGGTCGCGTTGTTGAACGAGGGCGCACGGCTGGTCACGGTGAACGGGTCGTACCAATGGTGTCTGGAGAGGAACCTACGGCCCACGGCCCAGATCGTGGTGGACGCACGCCAAAGCAACGCCCGGTTTCTGGAGCCGTACATCCCGGCGTGCCGCTACTTCTTGGCCAGCCAATGTCACCCGGACTCCTGGGATGCGGTCCAGGGCCGTCAGTACGTGGCCATCTTCCACAGCGCCGCCCCGGACAACGCGACCCTGAAACCCATTCTGGATGAGTACTACTTGAACACCTGGGCTCCGGTGTCGGGGGGCAGCACCGTCATCCTCCGGGCCATTTCCTTGCTCCGGGTGATGGGGTATCTGCGGTTCGACCTGTTCGGCGTGGATTCCTGTTTCCTGGGGGACGCGCACCATGCCTATCCCCAGGCGGAGAACGATGCCGACAAGCGGTACAAGGTGCGAACGTGTCCCACGGGACGGCCGGATCTGGCACGAGATTTCTGGGTGACGCCGTGGCACCTGGCCCAAGCCGATGACTTCATCCGGTTCGTCAAGTATGAGGGCGATCATTTTCTACTGAATGTGCATGGCAATGGGTTACTTGCCTACCTCCTCGCGTCAGGCGCGGAGGTTCCCCTAGACCCGTCTACGTAGGAGGAGTGTAATGGCCGCAGGCACCTGGAAGGTTTTCAACACGTTCAAGAGCCGGATGGGGTTGGCGACGTGTGCGCTGAACGGCAACTTCAAGTTGGCGTTCTTCAGCAGCGCGAGCAACCTCAAGACCAGCGCATCGGCCCTGGCCCGAGGCATCTACAATTCGCTCACGAATGAAGTGGCCGCTGGCAACGGGTATGTGGCCGGGGGCTACGCGCTGGCCGGGGAGAATTGGACCCAGGTTAGCGCCAGCAAGTACAAGTTCATCATCGACAACCTGATTGCTACCGCGAGCGGCGGCACCATTCCGAACATCAAGTTCGCGGCGATCTATGCCTCGGCCGCGGCCTCGGCGAATCGGTACCTGGTGTGCTACGTGACCATCAGCACCGCGCAGTTCACGCTGGCCGCGAACAACACCATCACGATCCAGACGCCGACAAACGGCCTGTGGACCTTGGCGTAGGGGATAGGGGGCAGATATGGCCGCGAACAAGCAGACGTGTCTCATGTGTGAGAAGACTGTAGAACGGGAACCGGGGACACCCCCGCTGGAGGATTGCCCGACTTGCGGACATCCGTTCCAGAAACCTATCGTCGTCACACCACGCACGGGCGAGATGGGTGCAAAGGGAAACAAGCCGTAAGACAACCGGGGCAAAGGAGCGACGGACATGGCGATTGGTAGCGATTTTGAAGTCCAGGTCGATGGCGACATTCGCCATGTGGCTGGCACGACGCACTACACGGTTATCGACTTCCACCGATGGCTGGGCGGCCTCATGGACGATGCCGCCGCCTCGGGCGACGATGTGCTGGACATCACGGACTCCACGGCCTCGGAGCGTTCGACCGACAACATCATCACGCTGAAAGCGCCGTTCAACATCGACGATGACGCAGCCCAGTATCTGTACGACGGCTCCATCATCCAGAAGGGCGGCGACGAAATCTATGACGGGCTGGTCGTCATCGCGGCAGCCGGGATGCACCTCCAGATTGTCCAGAATGGGGCGCTCATCTCCCCGAACTACTGGACCACGGCCTGGAACGCGGACGCCGGGAACGGTATCAGCCATCGTCTGATGGTGAAGGTGCGGACGGCCGGGGCCGACATCGACGGTCGCCGCTTGATCGGGCAGACCCGAGAGTGGGGATACACCTACTCGGAATTCAAGATCAACGGCACCTCGCGCGGCAACAACGTCATGGCGTTGACGTATGCGACGGACCTGAACAACCAGACGCTCATCGCCACGATTGCTGGCTACACCGACATCACAAACACCGAGGGCTATCGGACGCTCGACATCAACGGGGTCGGGAACTACTTCTCCGAGTGGAACAAGGCCGCGCACACCATCAACGATTTCTACGAGAGGATGAAGTGGGTCACGCGCCGGGCTTCGGGTACCACGCTGTACGGGTTGAACGGCGAACTGCTGCGCGGCATCACCCACGAGATTGACGTGGACACGCCCTCGGCCACGGATTTCTCCGTCACCGAGAAGGTGACCTGGCCCACCGGCGAGGGCTGGATGTTCGCCATCAACGATGTCAACGCACCTACGAAGATGTGGATTCAGTTGACCAAGGGTGTAGCCCCGACCGATGGGCAGACCATCACGGGCTTCACCTCGACAGCAACGTGTCTGGTCAACGTCACGGTGACGGAACGGCCGCTGTCCTTCCCGTGGTGCGGGGCTTCTACGGGTTCCTCGATCATCGGTTCGTACGGGTTCGGTATCGAAGCCGCCGACCTGACGGCCTCGGACAAGGTGTTCGACCTGACGAACACGCAGCACATTCCACCCAACAACGTGCAGTTCACGGTGGGCGGCTTGATTGCGAGTGAAGACCGTGTGCTGGTCACGGCGCTGGCGTACCTCATCGAGTACGACACAGAGGCCAACGGTCCCTTCGTGGACGGATCGACGCTGACGTTTGGGGCCGGTGGCACGGCGAAGCTGCTCATCCTGACTGACGAAGGCACGTCGGGTCGTATGGTCGTGCGGATGCTGACGGGGGATGTGCCGCTGAACGACGAGACGATCACGGCCGGGGCCGTGACGGCAGCGGTCAACGGTGCGCCGGTCCCGACCATCGACGCGGAACAGTTCACGCTGGCCGCAACGCTGAACGGTGGAACGGTGACCGATATCGTGGTCAACGAAGTCATCCCCAGCGACTCCCCGGCCACCGGCACGATCCGTATCCTGCGAGCGAATGGCGTCTACACGCGCCACGAGTACACGGGGATCGACTACCCGAACAAACACTTCATCATCGACTCCACGGATTTCTCCGGCAACAACGCGGCAAGTGGAGCCGGGGTCTACATCAGCTACATTGACGACATCGCGGGTGCGGCGTCCATGAGCTTCACCAGCGTGTATCTGGCGAACCGTAACCTGTTCATCCGAGTCAGGGACGGTGCGGCCACGCCCATCAAGACATTCGAGACGACGGGTGTTCTGGGATCGGCCGGGGGATCGTCCACGGCCATCCGCACCAGCGATACGTAAGACCAAGGGGCCACGGGATATGCCCGTGGCCCCTTCTTGAACGGGGTGAGCCGTGGCAGTCGCAACATACAACACAGACCTCCAGTTCGTCAATGAGGCTGAGGCCACCACGGGCTGGTCCGAGATGACGGGGCGCACCAGCGGCGGTGCCGCCACGCAAGAAGATCGCTCCTATATCCAGAATACCTATTGCGTGTCGCAGTCTACCGGCACGGCCACGGGCAAGACCGCCGGGCTGCAGTACGATTACGGCAGCAACATCACCTGGACAACGGGCTTTGTTTTTGTGGTGTGGCAGTACTGGCAAGCTCCGAAAGCTATCGACACCTGGGCGAATGGGGGAATGCGCTTCGGTGTCGGGTCCACGGCGGGGAACGTGGACCTGTGGAATGCACAGGGCAACGACTACGGGCGCAACCCCTACGGCGGTTGGACGAACGTCGCTATTGATCCCACATACACCTACGATGAGCGGATTGGCACGCCATCGGCCGGGGCGTACCGGATCTTCTGTTCGGCCCCGAACATGTTGTCTGCGGTCAGCAAGGGCAACCCGCATTGCGTGGACGCGATTCGCTACGGACGGGGACAGATCAAGGTCGAGCTAGGCGACTCGGGCGGATACGGCACGTTTGCGGGAATGGCAAACGCCAACGACGCCAATACTGCGCGGTGGGGATTGTTCTCCCTCCAGTTCGGCACCTACCTCTGGAAAGGATTGATGAGCATTGGCACGGCGACCAATGCGGTTGACTTCCGGGACAGCACGCGCACGATTGTCATTGACGACACGCCTCGGACCTACGCGGATTTCAACAAGGTGGAGATTCGTCATGCCAGCAGCCGCGTAGACTGGAGTGCAATCACCTTCCTAACCCTTGGCACGTTGTCCAAGGGCCGGTTAGAAGTCGTGGACGATTGCGATGTCAATATCACCGGCTGCACCTTCGCGGGAATGGACACGCTGATTTTCAAAGCGGCCAGCGACGTACTGCTGTCCACCATCCTGAATTGCGGCATCGTCACCGCGAACGGAGCGAAGTTCAACGGGACCGTGTTCACGGGCTTTACCGGAGCCGCCGATGCGTCCCAGCTGGTGTGGGACACGAACACGGACCTGGACGGCAAGATCGACGGCTGTTCGTTCACCAAGGGTACCAACGCCACGCACGCCATTCAGTTGGGCACGACCAGCCCCACGTCAGTCACGATTCGGAACTGCACTTTCAGCGGCTACAACGCCAGCACCGGCCAGCAGGATTCAACCATTCTGGTGTCGCGCACCACGGGGACCGTGACCATCAATCTGGTCAGCTGTAGTGGAACCGTATCCTACAAGTCTGCGGGAGCCATCGTCAACATCTCCGCCGACCCGGTGACGGCACTGGTCAACGTCAAGACCCTCGCTGGGGTGAACATCCTAGGCGCGACGGTCCTCCTGAAGACTTCCGCGACAGGGGCGTTCCCCTACAACGTGACGGTGACGATCACCAACTCGGGTACGACCGCAACCGTCGCGCACACTTCACACGGCATGGTGACAAATGACAAGGTGCTGATTAAGGGGGCCAGTCTTCAAGCCAACAACGGGGTGTTCAGCATCACGAAGACCAGCGACAACGAGTACACCTATCAGATGGCCAGCTCTCCGGGGAGCAGTCCGACCGGCACGATCAAGTGCTGGTTCGTGGTGCTATCGGGAACGACGGACACGGACGGCAACATTTCGATGAGCCGGGTGTTCTCCGTAGACCAGCCGGTGTCGGGATGGGTGCGGAAGAGCAGCGCCCAACCCTATTACAAGGAAGCCGCATTGGGCGGGACGGTTGACTCGGCCACGGGCTACACCGCAAACGTACAGATGATTCCGGATGAGTGAGATGGAACTGTCCCGGCGGAATGGCGCGACGGTCGAACAAGCGTTACGTCAGATGACGTGGAAGATTGAGGAACAGCAACAGCGGATTGACGGACTGGTCAATTCGATTTCGACGTTGGTAGCGCGGATGGAAGCCCTTGAACAATCCGTCGCTCGACAACGGATTGTGTCAATGGGCCGTGGACCGACAGCATGACTATTGACTGGGGTACTCGCATCATCTATGTGTTCAAGACCGACATGACCTTGGTCCAGGCCTCGCCCATTGAAGTCTACGACCTGAACCTGGACACGTTTCGGTTGGCCCTGAAAGATGCCGAGGACAATGAAGACGGCATCTCCTACCCCACGACGCACAACCACACCTCGGACTACGTCGTCAGCGGCATTGTGTTTGCACCCGTGATCGAGATGATCAACCACTACACCGTGACGTTCGAGGACGCGGCGTATGTGGTGAACCTGGTCGGGGCAAACACGAACCTACTGGACCGAGTAAATCCGAACAACGTCTCGGTCCGGTCCGCGAACTCCGCCGGCCTGCAGATTGTGACCCCCGAAAGCAGCGTCACGCCACAGGACAAAGTGGAGATTGCGACCCAGGTCTGGATCAAAGCGTTAGAGGGGACCGTGACCGCGGCCGAGATGATGCGGCTGTTTCTGGCGATGATGGGCGGCGATGTTGTGGCGTATGACGTAGTGAAGGCGCTGACGGACGCGACGAAGACGCGGTTGACCTTCACGACGGATGACAACGGGAACCGGACCCTGGTCTCGTTCGACGCGAGCGAATGATGGCCTTTCCGTCCCAGACGTTCGTGCGGCGGTTGTTCCCGAACCGGCTGTTTCCTAGTCGGTCGGCTATTCGGATCTGGCGTGAGGTGCTGCGACTGGTGTCCCGATGGAAGTAGAATATCTGTACCTGTCGTCCACGTTCCCGTCGCCACAAGAAATGGCGTTGAGTTCTCCGTTCGATCCGGAACGGGAGTTCGACTCTATCTCTGGTGGCGTCGTGTCGTCACCTCTGACCCTTGAAGCTGAGTAGGAGGCCCTATGTCCGCAGCGGTTGACGTGAAGTATTATGTCGGGGACATCGGCACGAAACTCGTTGTCAGTACCGGAAACAATCTGACCTCGGCGACGACGCGGGATCTCCTTATCCAGAAACCGTCTGGCACTATCGAGACCTGGGCCGGTACGCAGGATCCGCTAGACAATACCCGCATTGTGTACACCGTCCAGGCAGGGGATTTCGACGAGATTGGGAGATATAAACTTCAAGCGTACGTGGTGTTTGCGTCCGGGAGTTGGCGGGGCAATACGGCCTACTTCACGGTGTCGGAACCATTCAAGTGAAGTGGAGATTGTTCATGGCCAACGGAAACGGGAATGGAGATGTCAACGGATTCTGGTGGGGAATGCCCTGGTGGGTGAAGGCGATTGCCATTGTGGGCGTTCCGTCGCTCATTTCATTAGGAGTCATCTGGTCCGACCGTGTTCAGCTTGTCGATAAGATCGACGCGCAAGTGAAAATCCTCTACGACATGCGAATGGAAGCACGGTCACACGTGGAGCGCGACAACGAGACCAATAACGCGATCCTCGAAGCCACACGAGAAACGAACCGCATTCTACTGGCCGGATGCGTAAACGGTGCCACGACCATAGAGGCCAGAGAACGGTGTGTCGGACGATAGGAGGATGTATGAAGCGATTCGTGTTCGTGCAGATGCTTGTGTGGGCTATGATGGTCATGGCCTTCCTGGTCCTGACCCCGGTCATCGTGCATGGCCAGACCAAACCCCCGAACCCGCGCACGGTGGAGTTCACCCCGTCGCCAGACCACGCGGCGGCGACCAGCTACACCATCGGGTATTTTCTTCCAGGAGCGACGGACCCGGTGCAGACGGCGAGCATTGGCAAGCCGACGCCGAATGCCTCGAATGTGTGCTCGGCCACAATCAACGTGATGCCGCTGACGTTCGGCATTGACTACACAGCCAAACTGAAGACGATCATCAGCGCCGGGGTCGAATCGTCATGGAGTGACGCATCCAACCCTTTCGACCGGGTGCCGGGACCGCCGGGAAAGCCTGTCGCGAAGTGACGGGGTGGTTACGGTGGCTATGGAAGTTGCTGGGACGGTGTGAGTGATGCCGACGGTTCCGCAGCCCCCATCTCGCCTTCCCGTCTGCACTACCGCGTGTGAGGCCGTGAACTGGGCGATGGAGGAGTCATCGAAGCGTGCGGTGGTCCTACGCCGAGTCATCGCGGCCTTGCACCGTACCCATTGCAGCACGGATACCGTTTCATGGCAGAATTGCTCGCACCAGCATTGTCGGCTGGTCCACGAGTGTTTGGAGGGGGTGTGAGGTACAAGCTCATCACGCTGCACGACCGGCACCCGTTGTGGAGCATCATCCGTATGGGGGTGCTGTTCACCGGCTGCATCGGGGTACTGCATATCACGGCCACGCACTTCGACCTAGGGGAACTGCGGGCCGCTGGCGTCGTCGGGCTACTGTCGGTGGTGTTCGACATGGCGAAACGCCAGTTCACCGAGAAAGGATAGGCCGTGTCCATACGGGCCAATTTCTGCAACCTGACGGATTCGGTGCCGCGCCCGATTTTCTCGTCTTGCTTGGCGGCACAATCACCGGAGATGCAGGAGGAGTGGATCACGCGGGAGCTATTGGCTGGCGGGACGCATTACGTGTTCTCGATCCAGGCCGGGTACACGGACTACCCTCCAGAGGTGAACTTCTATCTCGAGGGTCGGATGGCCGAATGGCTGACCACGCTGGACCGGGTGTTGGCAGCGGGACTGATACCGGTGGTATTCCTGCACACCGGGGGCGACTATCCCGGTGACCAGTATTTCCGCAACGTATTGGCCTCGATTCCGTCGTCCTACTACGACCGAGCGCTGTGGGTACCGGCGTGGGAGCCGGTCAAAGGCGCGTGGTCGTCGCGGCAGTTCCGCGATGCCGCCCTCACGATGCGTGCCGCCCTGGGACCGACAGCGCCGATGGCCGCGCATCTATCCCAGGGACGACTGTCGTTTGCCAGCAATCCGGTTGAAGCCGATGACCCGTGGGGCGGTAACGAGATGGATTGCTGGCGCACCGGATGGGGGCCAGCCGGTCACCCGTTCGATGTGTTCCTGTATCAGTCCTACGTCGTCGCCCAGGGCGACACGATGGATGTCACGAAGCCCGACTCGTGGGGCGAACGGGCCAAGGAGGTAGCAGACCGGGTGCTGGGGTTGCCCGGAGCGCCCGATTGGTTTGCCGGGATACGGCGTCCCGACCTGGTGTGGTTCGAAGCCACCGCGTATTACTTTATCCGGGGCCGAAGCACGTCCGCATGGGCGCAAGAAGTTGCGGCATCCGCGCAAACACTTGGCTATCAGGGATTCGGCAACGGGCTTCCGAAGTCGGATACCACACCCACACCGCCTGACGGGGGAGGGGACATGCAACCGTACAACGAAGACCTCGTGTTCCAAACGAACGAGAAGGTCAAGGACACGTACGCCGAAGCCGGTCGAAGCATCGACGCGCAGTATCCGATCTGGATCGCACGCACGGTATACGACTACTGCGCGGGAATGTCCTGGAACGCCAGCGAATCCAAACACCTGGCAGAATTGCGGGATGCCCTGGGTTTACCAGCCCCGCCGGTTCCCCCGATTAGTCTGCTGCCGCGCCTTGTCGTGAACGGCCAGATGTTCGGATTGGAAACCGGCGAGCGGTGGACGGCGATTCAGAACAGCGACTTCAATCTGTTGAACCGATGGCAACACGGCGAGGACATCTACCCCGTGTTGGAGCAACGAGCGAAGGTCGGGTTCAATCTGCTGCGCGTATGGACGCTCTACGACCTGGTCAACATCGGGACGTTTACCGATATCGACTATTCGCGCATTCCTGATTTCCTCCAGGAATGTTCGCGGTACGGACTGTACGTAGAGTTCACAGCGTACACGTCCCTGGAACGAAAGGACCATTGGGACAAACTGGTTGCCGCGTGTCAGGGACCGTCCAATGTGCTGACCGAACTGGTGAACGAAGGCACCTTGCCCGTCAATCAGATTGACATGGCCCGATATGCACGGCCCAGCGGCGTGCTGGCGTCCCATGGCAGCGGCGGTAGCGAAGGCGTACCGCCGTGGGATCCCTGGGACTATGTGACGTTCCATACGAACGGCGCGTCCGAGGAACAGCGGAAGATTGGCCACAACGCGTGGGAGATTTGGTCGGGACCGACGCTGACCAACGAAACGTCCCGCTATCCCGAGGTCGGGATGTGGGTCGGGGCTAGCCTGGAACGGCAGAAACAGTTGGCCTACGACTCGGCCGCGGGTGCGGCCCTGTTGTGTGCCGGGTCATGCTTCCATTCGGTGCATGGCAAGACAAGTGAACTGTGGGACGCCAATGAGCTGGCGGTCGCGGACGCGTGGGTACGCGGGGCGAAGTCGGTGTCGCTGGCGTGCCAGCCGGGTGCCTACTATCGGCGCGACGACCTGTTGACGGACGAGTTGCTGCGCGTCTATCAGCGCGGCACGTCGGGGTGCATTGTCGAAATTCACAAGTAGGAGGGTGTATGTCAATTCCCATTGTCGGATTGCTAATCCTAGTCCTTGTCGGTTCGGTCCTGATTTGGGCCGCACGCACCCTGATGGCGGCATGGAAGGTGCCGGATCCGATTGCGACCACGGTGTATGTGATTCTGGTCGTGCTCGTGGTGCTCGTGGCGGTGCAGATGCTTGGCTACGGGGGCGGTCCGTACTTCCGGTCACCCCGGTAAGGAGGCCACATGAACTGGCAGACCATCTTCGCTAGGGATTCCGTATTGTGGCAGGTGTGTTTCTATGCTGGCATGGTCATCGTGCTAGCCACCGGCCTCATCGACAACCCGCAGGATTATGGGCTGTCGCCGCTGGCGTTCCGGTGGCTAAAGCTGGTGGCGGCAGTCATTACCGCCATCGGCGGAAAGGCCGGGATGTCGTTCGTCCCGTTAGAACGGAACATGGAGGGGGGCAGAAAGTGAAACGATGGGCGTGGATTCTACTGCTTATTCCGGTGGTCGTGGCCTGTGGGCCGAAGACCAAGCCGACGCTGGTCAAAGTTGACCAGGCCATTTACACAAGTGTCAAGGCCCTTCACGAGGGGGCCGTCAACCTGGGCAACGCCGGAGTGATTACTCCCGCCCAGGAATTGAAGATTCAGGAAGCGATTTTGCCCATCACCATTCTGGGTGAGCAGGTGTCGCGCATTATCGCCGCGTGGAAAAGCGGACCGACCCCGCCGGAACTGATTGCGTTGGTCGAGAAGTTGGGGGCCGTGGCAAGCGAGATTGTCAAAATCATTCCGAACGAAGACAAGGCGCGTGCCACATTGTTACAGCTGGTGTCCGTGGTGCAGCAATCGGTCATCAGCGCCATTCTGATTGCAAAGGGGACCGTATGACACCCGAGAACATTCTCAAATGGGCCGAGGTCGGTGCGGTCCTCATCAATCAACTGGGCGTGCCGATTGCGTCCATGATCAAGATGTTCCGCGAAGCCGGTGGCACCGAGGAAGAACTCGTGGAACTGATTGCACGATGGGCAGCCCTGCACGACACGGTCGAGGCGCGGGTTGCCTTTTTGAAGGCCGCGATTCTTGCTGCGGCGGAAGGATAAGACACGATGACACCCACGGGGCCGTCCCTGCATTTGTCCTGGGCAGAGTTGGGGTGCAAGGACGGCACCCCGTATCCCTCGATCTGGCGCCGCACACGGGCGGTAGCACTTGCTCTCGAGTTCGAGGCGTTTCGTCATCTGTGCGGTGACCGTCCGCTGGAAATCTTATCAGGGTTCCGCACATCCGAGTGGAACCGTCGCGTCGGCGGAGCCGGGAACAGTCAACATGTCCAGGGCCGGGCGCTGGACATTTTGAAGCCGGGTAACTTCACCCTCGAACAGTTCTGGAATCTCGCGCACGCGCACGCCATGGACCGCAGCGGCGTCTTCGGCCTGGGCCGGTATCCGTGGGGGGTGCATCTGGACATCCGACCGGCCAACCGCTTGGTGGTCTGGAACGGGTCACGGCCTGACGCGGACAATGGATAGCGAACATCGGGCGAATGTGGGGGAATTCTGGTGCCCACAATTCCCCGGTTTACCGCCCCTGCAGGGGCCGTGGGCATCCGGGGGGTATCCCAACCCCGACCACGGTCCCGAAAATCGCTTAGACGGGCGCTAAGACCGATTCTTACCGGGTGTTTGGTCCCCGGCCGAACCGTTACCGGCGGCGGACAGGTCCGATCCGTTGGCTTTCCGTATCCGCATCTTGACCTTCGATATCTCGCGGACGCGTAATTCGTCCTCGGTCTTATACAATCCCGCCCCCACTATCGCGTTGCGGATGTAGGGCGTCAACGACCACGTATGGCGGTAGCCGCCATCCGCTCCATGGCGTTGCACGATGTCCAGTACGTTCAGGTCTTGGAGAATACGGCTCACCGTGGCCTGGGGATAGCGGGTGATGGTAGAAAGGTCCGCGGTCGAGATCGGGGCGGTCATGGACGGATGCTGGCGGATGATGTAGCGAATGATGTCCTCGGTCCGTTGCGGCACCGTATCCAGCATGACCTTCTTTATCAGGGTGTATTCTTGTTCCCCGACTTTCTGGTGCCCATACACCATCGCGAGCGATTGGCTAAGCTTGGCCAACTGAATCCCTAATCGGCTTCCGATTTCGGCGCTGGGTCGGCTGGTGATGATGTCGTTGTGGTAGGTGTCTCGGGATACAGTACCTCGCATCCGTGCGCCGAACATACTGAGCTGAATAATACGGTGAGAGACGGATTCTGGGATAGTGGGCAGGTGGCGTTGTGACGCACGATCTGTAAGGAAGGCGCGAACCACGTCTTGTAGTTCGTGTTGCATGGCGGTTTCTTTGTTGATGTTCTTGATCGCCCTGGCAATGATCGCCTCCTCGCTATGGTGATTCAGATTGTCGCCCATCATCAGCTTCATGAACCGTTCGCCCAGTTGCGCGTGCTGCCCCGCCAAGTCGTAGATGCGCGGGGTCACGGCCGCGAGGATGGAGAATCGGCTGGTGTAACTGCGGACGACGCCGTTGCCAAAGACCTTTCCGCATTTCCCGTCGTACGCATCGCGCAGGATCCCGAATATCTCATCCTTGTCCGCGTCCCGCATGGACAGGATACTGGTGAAATCCTTGATGACCATGATGCGCCCGTTCAGCTTAGGAATCAGCGACGGGTCCACACCATCCTTGATGTTGGCTCCAGAGATGAGACTGGGCGGCGTCAACGTCGAGGTCATGTATACTTCGGGGTACAGCGTCAACGCGTTCAGCGTTTCGGTCTTGGCCCCACCGGGCGGTGACACCAGGAACATCCAGATCGGGGGGCCGGTGATGTTCTGGCTCACGATGGTCGCCAACATCACTTCAATGGCCGTGGTCGAATCCAGATATAGCCATTTCTTGAAGATGGCGTTGACATCTGCGATGCTCGGAACGGTGGTGGACCAGTTCGACTTCGGCTCACGGGAAGCATCCGACGGCGGGGGACCGGCGGGGTGCGGCTGTTCGTCCCATTCCTTCTTTGCGCGGTCCAACGGGTCCATCGTGCGGGTGTGGGTCTGAAACAACTTCTTCAATCCCGCGATACAGGTCTTGGGTTTCTTGTATTTCACCAGCCATTGCATCACCCAATCCCGTATGTCGTAGCCCACCGGCAACCCAGACGGCCAATGCAGGAAGGTCAGCGATTGCACGGCGGTCTTCAATCGTTTCTCGACCAGAATCTCCCCGTGCTCCCCGGCCCCGTCATTGTCATACAGTACATGCAAGGTCCGACCGGCGAACCACGGCACCCACTCGGACTTCAGAATCCCGGCCCCCGGCACGCCGACCACGATCCCCGGTTCGTTGGCTTGCCGCAGTGCCTCGTTCCACGCGACGGTATCCCACTCGCCTTCGCACAAATACACCGGGGCCGACAGATCGCGGTTCAGCCGGTGTGCGCCGAACAATCCGACTTCAATCCCAGCGGTCGAGATGGCGCGTCCGTTCGGGCGCCAGGTCCGGATGTCTACCATCGCGCCAGACGGGTCCATGTAGGGAATCGCGTACGCGTTCCCCGTCCAGCCGATATGCCACGGCTCAAACGCCGAGACGGGCAATCCCCGGTCATGCGCCAGCGCATTCAACCGGTCAGGCGTCATCCGTTTACGATAGAGCTTATGTATCTCGGCAAGAAACCGTGGCACATTGCCGCTGATGCCAGCGGTTTTGGAATCCCAGAGCCAGGTTTTCGTATTGACGTAGAACTTTTCGGCTTTGTCCGTAAACGGACAGGTGCCATAGATCTCGTCCCCACGTTCCCCTGTAAACTCAACCCCATGCGACTCAAATATACGCCGCTTATCCATCGGGGAACGCCTTTACTGCCCGGAGACACGCCGGACTTCTTGTTCCAGTTGGGAGAGTCGCTGTTGCACCTGAACGAGATAACTGTGGATATGGGTCATCTCCTGTTTAGAAAGGAACTCGCGCGTGGGCTTTCGGCGCGTGGTGTGGACCAGACGACAGATGTCGTTGCACAAGTTTATGCGATCTGACTTCATCGGATTCTACCTTTAGTGACGCGTCCACCTTGTACGGACAATCCTGCATGAACTCCCGCAGTTCGGCAAAGGGCGTCTCGTCACGCGGCACGCCGCCCTTGACCCATTCAGGAAGTTTCACATCAACCGTATGCGACCAGCGCTTCCATGCGACCTTCATCCCCACGGGCAACGGCACCGGGATCCCACAGTGCTCGGAATCCATCTGCATCACCCACACGATGTCTTGCATCAGGCGCATGGAATGGAGCTCGAACGGAACTTCAATCATCATCTCATCGTGGATGGTGTTCAACAGGCCCAGCTGCGGATGGGACCACCGATGGTCCAGCATCCAGTCAACCCGCATCGTGGCGACTTTCAACAGGTCCGCGGCCGATCCCTGGATGAGATAATTCACGACCTTGTACGCCCACTCCCGTTCCAGTTTGTAGCGGCGTCCGTACAGGTTCCACGCCTCGCCGTGGCGCGTGGCCTCATCCGTCATCCGCCGCATGAACTTCACGACGGACGAGAACTGTTCCTCGAACGAATCAATAAACGCCTTGGCTTCTCGGAACGGCATCTGCAACAGCTTCGTCATTCGTCCGGGGCGCTGTTCGGTGCCGACGCCACCGCCGTACAGTTTCCCGAACATGATGAGTTTCGCGAGCTTGCGATAGTACTTCTTCCGTTGCTCGTAATCCGGTTTACGAACGAAGGACTTGTCCGCGACACCCTGGTGGAAATCATACCCAGAGAGGAGGAGTTCCTGCATGTTGGCCTCGCCCGACATGAACGCGAACAACCAGACTTCAATCTGGCTGTAATCGGGCAGATACCACAGGCATCCGGGGCGCGGCCCGAAACACTCACGCGGACGGGCCGGGATGTCCGCTTTCCGCAGCCCCGTGGTGGCCGACGCCACCTGCTGCAGATTGGGGTCCGAGCAGGTCATGCGCCCGGTAACGGCCCCGGTTTGGTTATAGTTTGGATGGAGAATCCAAACCCCTTTGCTTCCATCCCATTTCCCATCTGGACAAGAAACTGCATTTCCTGTCCGGCCTGGGTACGAAGTTGGATACCAAAACTTGGCGTAGATATTGAGAAACGATTTGATGGACTGCTTCGCCGCACGCCATTCGAGGACCGCCTTCGCGAGCGGGTCTTTGAACTCCCCGGTGTCTTCATCTGTGGCCCCCAATTCCGCCAACTTGTCTTTGCCCAGGGTCATGTTCCCCTTTTCCGTGTACATCGGGGCATACCCCAGTTCGGTGTAAAACTTGTGGGTGAGCTGTTTGGGCGACATGAAGTTCATGCCAGCCCCGCCGTTTGCGTCGGCCATCTTCCGCATCTTGGCCATGTACTGCGTATACCAGACGACCAGATGCTCGGTCCAATCG